GACCAACTTCAACGTGGAGAAGACCTTGAAATCAAAGGGCCTGTTGATTTTGCTGAAGAAATCTTGGGAATAAAGCCTTTTCCGTATCAAGCTAGACTTCTCGAAGACTCAAGCAAGCGCATAGTCGCTTGTATGGGACGACAAGTGGGCAAGACGACAACCATAGCCATGAAAGCCGTATACCTTGCGCACAAAGACCCGAATGTGACTGTGCTGATAACATCGCCCAGTCTTCGACAGAGCGGGATAATGTTCGACCGCATCGCAGCGTTTGTCTATTCTGCGCCCAAATTGAGAAATAGAGTACTGCGGGCAACAAGAACGCTTATTCATTTCGATAACGGGAGCCGCATCATAGCTTTGCCATGCTCTGAGAACCTTTTGCGCGGCTTCACCGCGGACGTTTGTATCTGTGATGAAGCTTCCTTCATGCCCGAGCGAGTTGTAACACAAATTATCTTTCCGATGCTTTCTACCACGAATGGTTACGCGATCTTCCTCAGCACTCCTTGGGATATGGACCATTTCTTCTATCGGGCCTTTGTTAACCCTGCCTACAGCGTGCACCGAGTCAAGTCAAGCGAGTGTCCGCTGATTAAGCCCGAGTTCCTCGAGGAAATGCGGCAGAACATGACCCGTGAAGCGTACTTGATGGAGTATGAAGCCGAGTTCGTCGAGGCTGTGAATAGCTTTTTCAGCCAAACCTTAATCCGCAGTTGCGTTGAACTATCCCAGAAGCACTGCGTGGAACTGTACGCGAGTCTTGAGGCACCGATTCCAACCGGGGAGTATTACGCAGGGGTCGACTTCGGGAAGCTCCAGGACTATTCCGTGTTTACGGTTTTGAGGCGTGAAGGCGACATCCTCAAGCTGATTTACGTGTACCAGTTTCCGCTTGAAACGTCTTACACACAGGTGATAGGTCACTTGGTGCGTGCTGATCAAAAGTTCCAGTTCCGGAGCGTGCTTGTGGATCAGACTGGCGTGGGTGAGCCCGTGCTTGAGGAGATTCGCAACCAAGGCTTAAGAAACGTTGAAGGCGTGAAGTTCACTGTGCAAACCAAAGAGGAACTGCTTACAACCCTGAAAATAACGATGGAGCAAACCCGTTTGGCAATTCCCTACCATAGGCAACTGTGCCAACAGATCAACGAGCAACAGCACGCGTACAGCAAGAGTGGTCACTTACAATTTAGCCATCCGGAAATGAGTCATGATGACATGTTATGGGCTTTAGCCCTAGCAGTTACTGCGAGCATGCAAACGCCGCCTCCTGGAAGAGGCGCCGTCATGCCTTCATATTAATGCGGTGATTTGGTGGCAAGAAAAAGAACCCTTCCGCTAAACGCACGCGTGCCTGCGAAACTAATGGAACTAATTAAAAAGTTAGTGCAAAACGGTCTTTACCCAAATGTGAGCGAATTTGCTAGAGATGCCTTAAGAGAGAAATTGGCGAGAGACGCGCCAGAACTGTATCGGCAGCTATTTGGTGATGTCACGGAATGAGTTTTGTTGCAGAGAAAATCCGTAAAGGATTGCGCAGTCTGAAACAGTTTACGGGCAGGTTTGCCGCTCAAAGGCAGGTTCCGCCCGAAATAAGCAAACGCCAAGTTGAGGAAGAAGTGCCCATCAGTTGGAAAAAGGATGAGATGCTTTGGGGCTACGTTACGAGGTACATGCTTAAGGGCTCTGGCGCTGGTTTTGTTACTCCGCCTTACACGGCTTATTGGGAGCGCGTGTGGGGCGCTGTACCCATTGAGGATCTTCCTAAGTATAAGGACCTGTACAATTTTACTCCGTACTTCAAGGCGGCAATTGACGTTACAGTCAACTTGGCTATTTCAAACGGGTTTGAACTTGATGGGGGAGATGATGCGGTCCGCGAGTGGCTTACGGATTGGCTTGATGAACAGAACATTCTGCATACGCTGCGCATCGTGGCTACGGATATGCTTGTGTTCGGTAACGCCTTCCTGGAGATTTGCCGAGACGAAACCACGGGCGAGGTGACGTGGCTTAAGCCCTTAGACCCTGTGCATATGCGTGTTAGGCGCGACGCGTACGGCAACATTTTCGGCTACATTCAACTGTTGACTTTTCCGCCCGTGGTTTTCTCAGCTGAAGATGTGGTGCATTTCCGCTGGGGAGCCAAGAGCTGGTGGTATGAGTTCAGCTACGGCACGAGTTTGCTGAGGCCCTTGCTGAAGATTCAAGCTTTAATTGACCAGCTTGAAGACGACATGGGCGTTATCGTTCACACTTATGCCAAGCCGATGCTCGTAGTAAAAGCCGGTACGCCTGAAAGACCCTTCAGCGATCCGCAGCTCCAGTCGCTCATGGAGGCTTTCCGCGATCGGAGACCCGCGACGGATGTGTTTGTGCGCGGCGACGTATCTGTTGACGTGGTTCCAAGCCTAACCAAGGACGTGAATATTCAGTGGTGGCTTGATTACCTGTATAAGCAGCGGGAAGCAGTTCTCGGCGTGCCCAAAATATTTCTCGGCGAGAGTGAGGGAACAAACAGGGCCACGGCGGAAGTCATTATGCAAGAGTATGTTACAAGACTGCGAATGCTTGATGAGCTTACTGGAGACGTACTTGAAACCGACTTGTTCAGGCAGCTGATTGAGTATGAGTTCGGTGAGGGCGTTGAGATTCCTAAGGTTAAGTGGCGTCCGATTTGGGAGCCGACTTTAGATGTTAAGGCCAAGTTTGTCGGCGATCTGGTGGATAAGGGCATTTTAACGCCGAGTGAAGCTCGTCTTGAGTTGGGCTATCCTGAAGAGCCTGAGGATGGCGGTATGATGCCTCTTCCACAGCGGAAGAATGAAAGACGCAAGATCGTGGAAAAGACCGTGAGCGGCATTGTTGAAGAGTTAAGTCGTCGCCAAGAGGAACAGCAGTAAAAATGAGTTTTGCGTGCAAAAAACTGTGCGGTTACACGGATATGAAGCGTCCGCATCTTAGCTGTTTGTTCTGCCGGGTCCGACGATTCTTCTACGGCAAAATGGACAGGAAGCAGTACCATTACAACAGGTACATGCGGGTAGTCATGCCGCAGGACTCCACAACTTACGTGCTCATTATCGATAACAAGCGTCGACTTGCGAACGTTAAGGCTGCGATCCTGAAGCGGCTCCTAACGATCTGCGAGTGGCTTGCTAATTAGGGATGATTTAACTTGCCAGGATTGGATGAAGGACCCAGAGTTTGGCGTTACCGTGTGCAGGACCCAGACAAATTCGATAAATTCCGTGTCAAGGACATCACCACGGGAATCAAGATAACGCTGGGAAGGGTTAAGGGCTCGGACCGCTGGGAGATCCAGAATTATATGTTTGACAAGAAAGCATTCAAAACGCGAGAGCAGGTTCGTAAGTGGCTTGATGAACATCTTAAAGCCGAAATCCAGACTCTTCTTGATTTTAAAGCTTGGAACGAGTGGCGTCGCCGTTTTGTCAATGCTTACGTTCAGATTTCAAACGTTTCAAATTGATCAAAGGATTAAGAAAAAGGCGCGCGTAAAGCACGCGCAACGTGTGTATCAAACACCAGAAGCCTTTCATGTCTTATGCTTGCGTTTCTTGAAGTATACCAATAAGCTCACTGCAACAACAATCCCTATCATGCCACTCAATACTATTGTTGGAGTGAAATCTTCAGTTGTGGGAGTATTTACAGTGAAGAAAACGGTGTCAGATTTCCCCAAGTTGCCAAGGGTATCATTTGCATAAACAACTATGCTGTGGGAGCCGTCAGATAGCCCTGTTAAAGTTATGTTTCCTTGTACAGTTACGTTTCCTTGGTTATCTAGATTATACGCTACCCAAGAAGTGTTTTCATCAACATTAAAACTTAGAGGAATAGTCTGTATATTGTAAGTCTTATTTCTTATGGATAATCCTGAAATCGTTGGCGGAGAGGTATCTATGGTGAACTGGACTGAGGAAAAATCTGAACTCAAGCCATAATGCAAGTAAGTTATTTCAGCATAGACAGTTAAATTATGCAAGCCATCAGTTAGGTTACCAACCCGTAGATTGAATGGAGTGATTTCATTTTTTACAAAATCTATTCTTGATTCATTAGCACCGAAGACTGAAATTTTGTCTTTTCCATCCAATGAATAGTAGACAGATGCTTCTGTTGCGAGAGGGTGTATGTGTCCTAAGGTAAAATTCAAGGGTAGTGAATTGGTATTGAAGCCCGTGTTTGATGGAGAACTGATTGATATTTCTGGTTTGGTATAGGCGCTTATGTCTGACTCGGCTTCACTCACATTAGTTGCTTGAGCGCTAACAATCACAAAGATAACAGATGCATATGCAGAAACCTCATATCTCTGTGGACC